TCAGCAGTCTTGTAGATAGTTCTAATAACTTCTCTGTTGATTTCCGCAAGGATTTCAGTAGAGAGGATATTAGCAAGTTCTGCTTCAGCATTAAGACCATGAATTGCCTTAATGTCTTGTGCTAGTTCTAGGGAGTATTCTGCCTTGAGTGCTCTGGACTTTGCAGTCACAGTAACTTTCTCAATGCTGAATGCCATCTCGTTGAACTGATCAGAGACGCCGAGATTCTCAGCATCGTCAGTTCTCATGCCCTGACCAGCATTGTATGCTAGTTGATCGGCAGAACCAGTTGGGTTAAGGACGGAAGGATTGCTACCAGACTGTGCGGTAGTACCCATACCTGATGCAACACCAGACATTCCGTTGGTGTTGTCGAATCCAGAATCCTGTCCAGAGAAAGCAGTATCTGCTTCGTTGAACATTGACTCAGTTCCAGACTGATTGTTGTATCTGGAACGCATTGCGAAGATGAGTCCAGTAGGACCACTCATTGGTTGAACACCTGCGAGGTCATATGCGACCAAGTTAGGCATTGAACGTCTAATTAGTGAAATTAGAACGGGGTCGAAACCTGCGGTAGGACCACCAGCTGCGGATCCACCTTGGAATCCATCAGAACCAACTGCGTTGGTAGGTGCTTCTGCGAGGAATGAACCTGAGTTGTTAAAAGAGTTTTGCTCTCTTAGGAATTTTTCTTGGTTTTCTAGCAGGACTGCGGTCACTGCTCTCTTATGGGAATCTTGAATATTATCAAGACCCTGATGATCGAGAACTGGTGCCCACTTCTCCTGCAATTGCTCGGAATTGAACATTGAGGTTTACCTATTAAGTGTTTGTTTTTGTTTGATTAATATTAAATTCAGTTTTTAGCAAATGAAGAGAGTGTCTTCAGGTATGCTGCCATAGACCCAGAAACTACTTCTGGAGCTGCGTCTGCACCTTCAGATAACGTCTCGGTTTTTGCCTTTGGAGTTGCTTTAGTAGAGAAATAAGATTCTCTGAGCATTTCCAATTTTTCACGATATTTTTCTTCACTTTCAAACTCAACACTTTCAGCAAGTGAAGCGAGCTTTTCTTTCTGTGTCTCGGCAAGACCACCAGAAACTTGATCAAGAATACCCTCAGCAACAGTCTCTGCGAGACGGGAGTTTAGGGAAACATTCTTCTCAATTTGCTCGTTGAGTTTAGTCTCCATTTCATCAAGTTTTTCTACCATGCTATCAATTACATTATACTTTTCTTCAGGGATTGTTACATAATGAGTTTCAAAAAGATCCTTCATTCCAGAGAGGAAGGATTCAGTCATTTCTGCCTTAAGTGCATGTTCGATTGCGAGTTCGTTCTCGGACATCCACTCATCAGCAACATATTCTAGATAAGAGTCTGCTCTTGAAGTTAGACCCTCTTGGATTACTGCTACTTCTTCAAGTAGTTTTTCTTCGTATTGTACTTCTAGACCTTCTTTGATCTGTGCAACCTTTGCATTGATTGCAGTTTCAAAGATGGTTTTTGCTTTTTCTTGGAATTCTTCGGAGAGTTCCTCACCTTGAAGAAGTGCGTTAACATCTTCCTCCATATTATATTCAGCAACAACCTCAACTTCTTCGGTTGATTCTTCTTCGGAAACAACTTCTTCTTCAGTAGTTTCTTCTTCAGATACTACTTCTTCTTCCGTGGTTTCTTCTTCGGCAACCACTTCGTCAGTGATTTCCTCTTCTTCCTTCATACCAGCAGGCATTGCATCTGCTTTACCAGCAGACTTAGTAACAACATCTCTAACTTGCTTGAGTGTTGCGCCTGGTTCTTTGAGTTTTGCTGAATCATCATCAGACTTATAATTCTCGGGAGTAGGACCACCGAGATCTTCTACAGAAGCAAGTTGAGTTCCAGGATCTGCCATTGTGGGCATTGGATCTGCTTTAGCAGCTCCAGAGTTAACAGCAGTACTGGATTGCTTTGTGCCTACTTCCATTTCCTGTAAATTGTTGTCACTAGACATTTGAGACTCTCCGTTTATCTTTTAGTAGATTAGATTAACTATATTTATTTATAAATTAATTATTTTTATGTAAGTACCACTACTTATAGTGAATTTAAAAAGTCATTGAATAGACTTAACTTATGTTCGTCAAGTGCTTTTTGATCAACTAGAGTGTTGATTCTACGTGCAGTTTTTACTGCAAGTTGCTCACGAAGAATTCCTCCTTCCCAAACCCATTCTTTTCCTTCCATAATTCCTGAAACAAAAGCATCAGGTGCAGAAGGATCGGCAACAATATCAGCAGCAGTTGCCAACATGAAGTCTTCACCAACTTCAGAATAACCTTCTTTAGTTGGACGAAGTGAACCAATACCACGAGAAGAAACTCCGAGCATCACACCTTCTTTAAGAAGAGACTCGGCAATTTTACCCATTGGTGTAGATAAAATTTGTGCTTTACCAATAAAGTCATTTCCCTTTTGCTCAAGAGAAACGATCTTATGAGAAACACGATCAAGATTAATAGTTGGACCATCTGGATGACCCAGTTCACCTAGAGCACGACCTTTAGTAATATGCTCATCAGTATATCTCTTCACCTCACGTTCCATTACGTTACGACGATATACTCTGCCGTTACGATTTTGCTGTTCGGTTTGGAGAAAAGGTCCTTGAATATAAAGAGTTTTCTTACCGTTTCTTGTTTCGGTAATAACTTCTACCTTTTCTATCTCTTCTCTAATTAGTTTCATCGTAAAAACGTGACTTTATTTATTATTTAGTTTCCTTAACCTTCTACTGATACAGAACTGCATCTTAAGGAGCTAGATCCACCACCAAGATATTGACCTGGTTCTTTTTTGATATAGATTGTTTCCCTGGGACTCACTGCATATCTTGCAACAATATCGTTTCCAGATGCATCATTAGCAACTCTGAAGTTCTGACCACCAGTGGAAAAACTAACTACCCTAACGTAAACTGCATCATCAATAGTGCTATATGACGTTGGAGTGTGAAGGGTTAACCCTTTTAATTTAATTGCTCTATTATCTGAAGACATTATTCTCTAGGTGATATTGGTGATGCATAGATATTTGAAGAAGCACCATGAATGAACTCTGCTGGATCTTTTTTAAGAATAAAAGATTCACCAGGTCCAATAATGGTTTTTGCTGTTGTAGTAGCATCATCGTTTGCAGTAGTTCTTACTTTAAAATCGTAAGCAGTTCCTGAATTGATATTTGTAATTCTGACATATGTAGCACTCTCGCAAGTACTATCATTGCTAGAACCTAACTGGAAATAGTCAATACTTAAAGTTCTGAATGGTCCCATTGACATGATACTTATTCCTCCATTGGTGATGATTCGTCTGATGAATAACCAGTCTCACTATTATCTAGTGGCATATCATCAGAGTCTGTAATCGGATATTCTTCTTCCATATTTATTCCTCCTCAGATTCAACTTCCGTCTCATCAAAGACTGCGTTTCCAATAGATGGTTTCAAAGCATCAATTTTTTCAGCACTTTTTGCAAAGAGCACATTTTTGATTTTGTCACTAATATTATTAGGTGACTCATCTTGTAGGATCATATCCATTAAATCGTCCATGATTTTTAAAGGGGTAACATTTTTATTTATTAGATCTCACCGTCTTTGAGATCTTTACCATCAATTTCTGGTGCTGCAGTTGCCTGAGCATCTGTGTTCATATCGGGTTCCATGACTGGTTTACCCAAATCACCACCACCTTCAGGTGCAAATGGCATTCCTGTTTGTGGATCAATTGATGCTGGATCAGGAATAACTCCTGTCTTAATTTCTTTATCGATAAGTTTATCTTGCTCGACGATTTCCTCATCAGTTTGACGAAGAATTTTTCTTCTTAGATAATCTTGTGAGAAATACTTACCAACATATGGTTCTGCAGTTGCAACCATATTAAGTCTTTCAGTCATCAACTCAGTTTCTTTAAGTTCTGAGAAGTGATTGTCATAGAGGAAGTCATATTGAATATGCTCACTCATCATCTCCCAATCTTCAGGAGTGACGATATTCTTAAGAATAAGTTGAGTCTTGAGCATATCACTGAACATATTTGAGAATCTTTTTCTCAAACGTCCAACAAACTTTGTGAACTTGAGTTCATCCCTGAGAATTTCAGAAGAACGACCAAGATTAAAACCACTATCACTATCCATTCTT